CTCGCGATTGACTACGGCAAGGTTGAGAAGGTCGACTGCGTTTACTTAAATGGGGACACTATCGACATGTATATGCTATCGCGTTATATTAAGGACCGACGCCTTCGCAATATGGCCGACGAGTTGGAGATGACACGTAACTTTTTAAAGAACTTACAAGACCATTTCCAATGCCCGATATATTTTAAGATTGGCAACCACGAAGACCGCTGGCAAAACTTCCTAAAATTACAGGCTCCCGAATTGTTGGGCATTCCCGACTTTGAATTGGCAACGATTTTGCGCTTTGGCGAGTTCGGTGTTCAAGAGGTCAAGTCTAAACAAATCGCAAAAGCGGGTAAATTGCCACTATTGCACGGACACGAATTTTTTAGCGGCTTTGCACCGCCTGTTAACCCAGCGCGTGGGCTTTATATGAAAGCGAAAGAGAGCTGCATTATAGGCCACCACCATAGAACGTCGGAACATACTGAGGTTAATCTCAGCGGAGACGTTACAACAACTTGGAGCGTCGGTTGCCTGTCAGGATTAAGCCCGGATTATATGCCTTTCAACTCTTGGAACAACGGATTTGCCCACATTCACGTTGAAAAAAATGGCGATTATGAGGTCAATAACCTTAGAATAGTGGAAAATAAAATCAGATAATATAGTTATAATGGAAAATAAAGTTACTTATATACTTATTATATTGTTATTGACGAGCTGCGGGGCGCGTAAAGTAAACAAAAGCACAACCGAGACCGAGACAAAAAGCGAGATTACTGTAACTGATTCCACAAAAGTTGTAACTTTTACGGATTCAAGTAGCACAATTTGCACGGATGAGTTTGAGATCACGCCAGTGGACACGCTCAAACCTATTGTTATCATAGACAGTCAAGGTAAAAAGACCACAATTAAAAATGGACGTATTAAGAAACGAACGCAAATAAGCCGATTTAAGGCGTTAAAATCTACAACCCTACACAATACACGAAATACTAAACAAAGTGCAACAAATAGCACGAAATCGAGTAAGAAACACGTTGAGCGTTCGCAATCGTTTTGGTGGTTGTGGTTGATCCTTATTATTGCGGTAATTCTCTACATCTACCGACGCATTTTTATCTCCCGTTTTATTTAGAATTTGTATAAATAAGCATTAAAAACAAACTTTGTTTAATTTTTTGTTGTTTAATTAATTTATTGTTATAGATTTGCTCCAACAAAATCAAACAACTATGAAATACTTTTTACAACATCGCAAACCGCAGTACATTTTTTGTTTAATCATGGCCGCTTACTTTATCGGTCAACTAATCTTTAGATCATAATGGAAAATTTAGAAATCGAAATCAAAAAACACGAGCGCGCCATTAAAATACTTGAGGCGTACAAAGAAAGCGACCGACGCTACAACGACCACCTAAAAAGGTTTACCGAACACGAAAAAATGTTTGGTTGGGATATGAGTTGTTGGCACAAAAAACAAATGACAGTTAACCTTAATATTGGCCTAAGATTGGCCCGAATGTATGAGAACTTATAGACTATATTATTATACCGAGCAGTACGATGAGTGCTACGATTACGACATCGACATTGAAGCCAGCAGTATAGCTGAGGCAGTATTAATTTTTCATCAATCCTCAATAGTTTGCAAGCGCATTTGGCGCGTTGAGGAGTTACCATTTAGACACAAATAATGAGAAACGAACGAGGCGCAGGCCGTAAAACTAAATTCAAGGAAGGCACGCAAACAAAAATATTGCACAAGCTAATCCCAGTAGACTCGGAAAACGAGGTAAAACAATCAATCGAAAATATAATACAAAAATGGAAAAGACAAAAGTAAACCTCAAAGAGGCCAAGAAGTTCGACAAATGGATGCGCAAGACCGTCAAATCGGTTTACTATTCCGACAACAAAAAAATGTGTAACGCTTATTTAAAACTTAATTAAAAATGGGAGCATCAGCAAAACTATTCCTTGAGAATTCGGAACAACTTATCACAATGTATGAGCCATCGTTTACAAAAAAAGACGCAATCCTCACAGGTAAGCGAATGGTCGACAACGTACTCGAAGAGGGTAACGTGGACAAGCACATGTTTATGGCTAATATTTGCCGACTTAAAGAGGTCGTTAATTCAGCCGATGCGGAAATGCGTAAGCACTTGCCCGAGGAGAAAATGACTTGCTACGGCGTCGAGTTTAATCCAGTGAATGGAGGCGAGGTTATCAACTACGGAGACGATCCGATTTATCAAAATCTTAAGGCCGACCTTAAAGAGCGCGAGGAGCTGCTTAAATTGGCTTTAAAACAAACGCAAACAATATTCGACGCTTATGGTAACGAGGTGCCACAGGTATCGGTAACACCGCGTAAATCAAGTATAACATTAAAATTTTAATTATGGAAGTAGGAACAAAAGTAAGATTGCGCGAGACAAGTATTTTCGTTGCACTGGATGACCGCCACAACCCAAAAGACAAAGAGGGGACAGTTGTCGAAATAGGTAACGAGTCAAAGGACAAACGCCGAACGCAAGAGCTGCCGATTGTAGTTGATTGGGGAGGGTTTACAAATTCATACCGTTATCTCGATTTAAATGAGTTATAGTAGAGCCTTAGAGATAGCAGCCAAAATCAAAGACGTTACAACTGTTGACGTCTTTGAGAAGCGGCGAACGCTACAAATAGTTGACGCTCGAGCGATGTTTTGCTACATTTTACGAGTTGATTTAAAGTACAAATCGGTTGAAATTCGCGAGATAATACGAGAATTTAGGCCATACGATCATGCGACAGTCTTATACATGGTTAAGATATACGAGAGCGACGTGCGATATAGACGGCCCGACCTTGAGGAGTTACGCCTGCAACTAATTAACCAGTACTCGCCCTACTTTGTAATGCTCACAAAGGCCAAAGCAATTGAAGACGAGGACTTAATGGAACAAATAATAAATTTAATAGATACTTATGAAACCACAAAACAAAAAAGAGTTGATATTTTTGACGCGAGCTGCAATTGAGGCGGCTGCATTTTTACTAATTATAAGCGCAATAGGATGGCTAATTTCACACCTTTAACCAGGATTAAAAGAGTAATGCGATTTTACTATAATCGAGGGGTAAATTCGGAACGAGTGAACGATTTATATAAAAAAATTTTGTCAGACAAATATAAATCAGTAATTTAGCATAATCATAATAACCGCAGCAAGGCTCGAGCTGCTTCATTTCGTGCCACAAAAACAAATTATATTATGAGTACTTCAAACCGCAGAGCTGCATTCTCGCAGCCAACAACAAACCCAGCAACAAAATTTTTTGAGTGGAAAAGCAACGAGAAAACGTTTGCTTACTACGACAAAGAGAACAAAACAAACGTGAGCGTTGAGCTTCCGTTTAAATTCTTAGTTCTCGATGAACTCCATACCGTGAAAGGTTGGAACGACGCAACCGAAAGCGGGATCTATTCAAACGAGGTAAAATATATCTCAAAGGATGAAATGATTGTAAAGCCGTTCAAGGGCAACGAGATTGCTCGAGGTCTTTACAAAGACATCAAAGAGAAAGCAAAGGCCGCAGGAGGTCACTACGTTAAAAGTATTTATATAATGCTGGTAGATGGAGAGATTGCAAATATTCAACTCAAAGGCGCAGCCTGTCAAACGTGGGGCGATTTTACCGCAAAGAGTAAAAGCCGTTTAGTTGACGAGTGGATTTCAGTTGTTGGCTTTGATGAGGCTAAAAAAGGAAGCGTTAAATACACAACGCCAAAGTTCGGATACCTTTGCTCACTTGATGGGGCCGATGCCGATCTTGCAGACGAAGCGTTTAACACTTTGGAGGCGTATTTAAAAACTTACCTTACAAAATCGGAGCCAGTAGTGGCTGAAATCGATGTTGAGGTTGACGTTGATGACTTAGAGTTTTAAATTGGTTTGGTTAAATAGTTGAATTAGGCGGTCTACGGATCGCCTTTTTTATGCTTTAAACCATTTTAAAATATTTTAAACTAAAAACACGCGTAAACATATAAAAATCAATACTTTAAACCTTTAAAGTTTAAAATTTTAATAATTGTATTTATTTTTTTTATTTTTAATTTATTTTTTTTACTAAAAAAGTTTTAAACTTGGTTGAATGGTTTAAAAAAACGTATCTCAGCCCAATAAAATCAACAAAAAGCTTTAAACTTTTGGTTTAAAATATTTTAAAATGGTTTAAAGAAAAAAAATAATTTAAAATTAGTTTAATATATCAAATAAATAGTTATATTTGCTGCGTATTGTAATGCAGGCTACAATATAATATAAGAATTTTAATGAAAATCCTTTGAGGAGTAGTTGCCTGCACAACGAAACTCAAGGGATTTTATTTTTTAAAAATATGAATGAATATTTAAAATTATTTGAGCAGCACTCAGTAGATGAAATCTCTAAAATTAAAAATGTTTCTATCCAGTACGTGTATAGAGTTTTAAAAAAGCACGGCGTTGTAGTTAAAAAAGGTTTTATCAGTGACTCTGAATACGTAGAATTATTTAGAACTCACACAATAAAAGAAATAGCCGAAAAACAAAACGTATCAATTCAGTATGTTTACCGCATTTTAAATAGAAACCAAATACCAACAAAATAATGGATCAAAACAAACTCAAGTTATTTTACGATAACTTTTCGCTGATTACAGTTAGCGATGACAAGGTGCCAAACTTCCCATGGAAGGCACAACAAACCGAGCGGCTTGAATATGATAAATTCATGCGGCATTATAACTATAAAGGCGGTATTTTTAGGAAGGATAAAACGGAAATCCCTGCGACTACCAATTTCGGAATCGTTACAGGCTTCGATGACCTTGAATGTGTCGATATTGATTTGAAGGTTTTTTCAACTGCAAAAGAGCAGAAGGACTTTTGGGATGAGTACACTGGTTACCTTCGTGACAACATTCTCGACTTTGACGATAAGGTTGTAATATACAAAACTAAAAACGCGGGATATCATATCCTTTACAAATCAAAGCGAGTACAGGGAAATATTAAATTGGCAAGACTTAAAGGCCATACGGAAGCCGTTTTAGAGACTCGAGGAGTTGGCGGGTATATTTTTACCTATCCCGAGAATAAAGTGTCTAAAAAGAACTACCATCAAATTGATTACATTTCAGACGATGACCGTGAGATTATAATGACATTTTCAAAAATGTATAATTACATTGATGAGCAGCCGATTGAAATCAAACGAGATAAGAAAATTTATATTGAATCCGATTTAACGACTTGGGATGACTTCAACCAGCGCAACGATATATTTTCAATCATAGGCGATGAGTTTACAATTGTTGGCAACCTATCAAAAAAATATGTAATTAAACGCCATGGAGCAACGTCGCCACATTCGGGTTATGTTTTTAAAGATACTGGCTTTATGTATTTATTTTCAACAGGCAGCCAATATAAACACGAAACTCTTTACACGCCGTTTACTGCCTACGCTCGAAAATATCATCATGATGATATGAAAGCCGCAGCGTCTAAATTATATTCCGAAGGTTACGGATCACGAATAGTCAATAAAGCACTCGAGCCAAAGGAAAAGATTGTAATTAATAAATCCGATCTCGAGTTTCCGATTGATATATTCCCGAAGCCAATTCAATCATATATTTTGGAATGCTCCGAGACCTTGGATAGCTCCATCGATTATATGGGTTGCTCACTTCTTTGGATGATTTCATTAAGTATTGGCAACGCTATGCAAATAGAGGTAAAAAAAGGATGGCGTGAGCTTGCGACAATTTGGGTTGCGATTGTGGGAAAAGCGGGTATAGGAAAAACTCCTTCAATCTCAAATATAATATTCCCAATTGAGAAAATTAACAACCGAGAGATTGCGAATTTTATTAAGGAATATGAAAAATATGAGTTTTATTCTAACTTGTCAAAGAAGGAGCAAGAGGAATATCCCGAGGTTATGAAACCAACTAAAAAACAATTTATTGCCAACGATATAACAATTGAGGCTTTGGTTGATTTGCACCAACAAAACGATATATCGGTTGGCGTTTTTAAGGATGAACTTGCGGGTTGGTTTAAGGATATGAATAAATATAAGGCAGGGAGTGACCTCGAGTTTTGGCTTTCAACCTGGAGTGGGAAATCCGTAAACCTTAATCGAATGACTCGCGCTGGATCATTTGTAGCGAAGCCTCTTATCCCAGTACTCGGAGGAATCCAACCGACTATATTTAACTCGTTTTATACTGACGATAACAAAGACAACGGATTCATGGACAGGATGCTTTTATCATTTCCTGAGTTAGCTATTGAGCAGTACAACGATAGGGAAATGGATAGCAATACTATCCAATGGTATAGCGATACTATAATTGCTTTTTTTGAGGCCGTTAAGCATCGAATGATAAGAAGGGACGAAGACGGAAATATTGAGCCTAAAATTGTTCGATTTGGAGCCGAGGCAAAAATTGAATGGAAGCGTATTTTTAACGAGATTACAAACATCCAAAATTCAAACGATGAAAATGAGTACATGAAATCAATGTTGCCAAAGCAAAAATCATACATTCCACGCTTTGCGCTTTTACTCCATACGTTTAACGCTATTGGATTGGATAGCTACAACTTTGAGGAGATATCAAAGGACTCAATTTTAAAGGCCGAGAAGTTGTCAAAGTATTTTATTGCAATGGCTAAAAAGGTAAAAATTGACTCGATTGAAGTGGCCGAGATTAGAACGGTGATAAAATCAAACTCAAACAAATCGACAAAGGAGAAATTCCAAATTTTATTTGAGACAAATCCCGACCTAAACAAAAAAGAGGTTTCTGAGCAATTAGGTGTATCGCTTCAAATGATTTATAAATACATCAAAGAGTTAAAAAATGAATCCATTTAGTGACGTCGGAAAATCAACCCAGGATGAGCGAGAAATTGAACGAATTGAAATCGAAATTGTTAAGGTTAACGAACGAATTTCAAAACTTAGACAAAAAATACAAGACCTTGTCAAAGCAAAGCAACAAAAAGAAATCAATCCAAGTGAAAAAGAGCGAGGAGTTGATGAGGTTAGAGCAGCAATTGAACAAGCTCGAGGAAATATTAATTGGCAAAACAATCGAAGCCGACAGGCTCGTACAATTAGCGAAAGGAATTTCTAATAAATTTTTACTAAAATGACAAAAAAATTTCAAACCGAAAGATGCAAAGCGATTTTAAATAAATATCCTTTGGATCATTTTATTAATGGAGATGAAAAAATATTTTTAATTGAAGTATTTAAAAATCACCCTAATTGGATAGAAAAACGAGGTGTAGGAGGAAGGAGAATTTTTATAGGACAGGACAATTACAAACACCGTTGTTTTTTTATAGAACGAATGGACAATACAATTGTCGATATATCTTATTTAACTGCTATCGCTGGAAAAAATAAAAGCGATTTAGAACGAATTAAAATAGCTTGCCGAACTGCAATCCTTCCCGAAATATTAGATTTTAGAAATAAAAATGTAATTTTTGGCGTTACAAAATGCGCAATTTCGGGAGATGTTTTAACCAAAGAAAATATCAATATTGATCACTACGATTTGAAATTTAGCGAAATGTTTGAGCTATGGATTAAAAAACAAAATAAAAAGGAATTGGTAAAAAACATCCAGGTGCAAGACCAAACGAGTAGCTTTACTAATAATGAAATCTTAAACGATTTTATTAGCTTTCACAATTTGAATTGTAAACTTCGAGCAGTTACTAAGCACGTAAATCAAAATATTTTAAGATGATTTTGATTTACGT